ATTGAAAACCAACGCAGAAAAAAACCGCATTTGAGTTTTTCAAAACTTTTTCCGCTTTCTCGCTCGTTTGGCTTGTGTTACTAACAATAGTTGCAGAGTCTTCCACAACATTCTGTGCAGTAGTGGCCAGACGGGGGCGGCTAGGCGGTAGCCCAGGCTGTACTGCTTGCGTTTAGTTATGTTTGTTGCTCGAGCTGTCACCTTGATGAGTGTCTCGAGTGTTGGCTGGGTTAGGGCAGGGGTAGCCCGATACCTCCCCCCCCTTTGTTTTGGGCGGCCTACCATTTCGGATTGCTCCATGGTGATCGGGTGAGTACCCGGTCTGACTTGCGCCCATTACATTCTCGACACATGGATTGCAGGTTCTCTAGGTTGTGGTCTGGTTCGCCGTCTGCTCCTGCTGGCACGATGTGGTCGATAGTCCAGTCGCCGCCCTCTAGGTGTTTGCCACAGGCTACGCAGATAGGTTCGAGGACTGTTTTGGCGTATGCCCGGGCTTTAGCCCATTCGGTGGAGTTGTGCCAGTCAGCCATTTAGTCCTCGCTTGAGCAGCTCTTCGATTAGGTCGAGTATTTCGCCGGTCTGCTTGGTGCGCTTTTTACCTTGGTAGCGGATGCGGATTACATCGGCCACGTGTTCAAGTGTGCGCTTTTCGACGCTCGCCTTGTAGCGCGTCATGTCGGTTACGACTTGGTCATAGATTGGTGTCGCCATTAGAGATGTCCTTTGCAAGTTGCATGAGTGCGTAGCAGTCGGCGTGTTCGCAGGTGACTCCTGCTAGTTGGTCGAAGCAGACGCGTTTATAGATTGTTTTGACGATGCTCTCTCGCAGCGTTGCTAGGGCTTCTGCGTAGATCTTGGCATCGTATAGGGCTTTATTTAGGTTCGTCACGAGTTAGCCGCTCCAAGTTGTTTAGGGTCATGAGGCAAGCCTGTACGACTAGATCGGTTGGTTCTGAGCCGTCTGCGAGTTTGGTTTCGTGTAGCTTCTCGCGCATGGCGGCGATTGCTTCAAGCCATTTAGCGCGCTCTTGGAGTCGCCCGGCACGTCGATAGAACTCTCGGGTTACTTCGCCTGGTGTGACGCTCATTAGAGTTCTCCAAGTTGTGCCTGTGCCTGGGTCTCAGGAATTGAACGCCAGATGCGAGCCTTGTTGCCCATGCGAGTCGTGCCGTACTGGTTCTCGACCATTTCTACGGCCTCCAGGTAGACAAGTTGGCAACGTGAAGTGCGAATAGCCTGTGGGCTTGACGGTTGCGCTAGACCAGCGTCGACGGCCGCCTGATAGGCGTCTACGAGTTGCTCGTCAGTCATAGGGATAGTTAGCAGCTTGTAGATTGCTTTGGCTCGACCCATAACCTTGACTGGCTCATGTGTAGCGGCGGCCATGTGGCTGGTGTCTGGGTCAGACTTGCGAGCGAATGCCTTCCAGATGCTCATTAGCGACCTGCCTTAGCGATCATTCCATAGGTGATGCCGGCGAAGGTCATTAGTACGAGTGCCTGGAGTGCTGCACCGGTTGCGGTGTATGCGGCCACTAGGTAACCGATTACTACGGTCGAGGCGAGGATGCCTTTGAGTAGGTTCATTTTCTTTCCGTTTCTTGTCGGGTTGTTGGTGTCCGACAGGTTCAGTATTTACTGGATTTCGTGAATTGTCAACATTAGACCAGGCGACACGCCGTCTGCGTATCTTTTGAAAACATGTAATTCCACGATTTGAGAGTCGTCGATGATTAGCCCGGCTTTAACAGCTGCATCATTGACGCTCCTGGCTAACTTGTCTAGATCAGGTTTTACGCTCGGATAGCGTCGCTGGTTCTCGGACACGCTTGCTGGTCTAGGCAGGTGAAACGTCATTTCAACTTTGATTGGCACACCGAGAGGCGGCCACTTGTTTTCGTTGATAGCGAGACGGCAAGCAGCTGCAACCCGGTCACGCCAGGCATAGTGTCTCTTGTTGGCTTCGTACATGACTGCGCGGCCATTGACGACCCGAGCATTTTTAGAGCCTTGAGGTACCGGGATACCTTCGACCGAGACCGCTCTCATTAGAACGGCAGGCCGTCATCGCCCGAATAGCCAGCCAGTCTGTCCTCGGCGGCAGTCTTGTGGTCGCCCAGCCAGTCATCGCTCTTAGGAGCCTTAGAGGTCGAGATTTGGCACTTGTTCAGGCTGAACTCGATGACCGTCTTCGTCTGGCCGTCTGACTTGGTGTACGAGCTTTTCTTTGCATCCAGGCTCTCGCTGTAAATCTCTGCCCAAGTGTCCATGGTGCCGTTGATAACCACTAGATCCTGTGGCTCTTCAAACCAGCAGTTCCAGATGCGCTTAAACTCGTACATCGTGCCGTCACGCTTCTCACCGTAGATTGTTTCCACGAGCTTTAGCAGTTTGCCGTCAAATAGTTTGTGGCTGACGATGCCAGCGACTCTTACTGATGCCATTTGTCTTTCCGTTCTTTGTTGATGATTTTAGGTAACTCTAGCCGGGAGGCTTGGAGGGTAGAGAATGGCTTATTGCTAAACCATTCACAAAACATTCTAGCCGTACAGGTTGTCGGGTTTTGTTCATGGGTGCCGTCTTGCGATAGGCACCGTCTACGCCATTTACTAACTTAGCGTGTTACTCCGACAGGTAGACGCGATTGCCGGTACCGAGTTAGTTCTTCTCCACTCTCTGGAGTTCGACCCGATCTATGGATAAGCAATGTTTCGGGTGCGCCACACCGACGGCCTCTAACGCCCGGTGCCTGGTCTGCTAGACCGAGGGCTGGTGTTTAGTCACTCCAGCAAGTGGTTTATTGGTAGAGTATAAGGGACTGCTTAGGCAGTTGGCGGCTGTTGGTGGCCGTCTGGGACTCCTTGACTTTCCGCAGGGAGTCCCTTTTCTTTTAGGGCTGTTCCGAGTCGGCTGATGTGGTCAATGGCTTCGAGTGGTGCTTTGTCCTCTTTGGCGTGTTGCAAGAGTTGACGAAGCGAGTCTAAATCACCGGCAAGCGCGAGAGCATCGGCTTTGGCTCTGTAGACGCGGATTACCTTTTGCATCTCTTCGATGCTGGCACGTGAACCGCCCCGAGGTAAAAAGCCTAGGGTTGCGAGACATCTACCGATTGCGCTCGTTGAACAGTTCTCGACCCAGCTGCTGGAGTTAACTCCGCGGTCTGCAACCGACTCCTGGGCGAAGTCGATAGATGCCGGTCTTGGGTCTTCGCGGTCAGTAAACGCTGACGCTTTGATTACGACCTCGCGCTCGTTGATGAGTACGACCTCGGTGTGGATACGGCCGTTAGGGTAACGCTCCCAGAATTGGGCGATGCGTGTATTTACGTCGGTGTATTTACTTGGGTCGTATGCCATAGCTCTTTCCGTTGCTAGTAAGTTGGCGAAAACCTAGAGCCAAACTCAAGGGGGTTGAAGTTTTTTCGGAGGTCTAGGTTTTCTGCTTGTGAGTCTATACCCTCTGACTGACGTTTATTTCTTTTTTTCGGTTTTTTCGATAAGTTTTTGCCCGGTCGAGTTCAATTCGTCTCGGGTAATCTTGCCGTCTTCCAGGTACGCCTTGGACAGTTCTTCAGCGAACTCGAGGATACCAACCCATGCTGCGGCTAGTAGTGATAGCAGCGTGTCGACTCCGAGGAGCGCAAGACCGCCACCCGTAACCGAGATTTTTAGGATGATGTAGGCGACTGCTCGGCCGCCGATTTCACGCCAGAGTTTCACTTTTTGGCCGCCGGTTTCTTGGCTGCTGGTTTAGCCGGGGCTTTAGCGGCTGGCTTGGCTGCTGGCTTCGCTGGAGCCTTAGCGTTAGGGTCTCGGTGCGCGTCAATGTGCTTGTGAACGTCGATAAGATGCTTACGATCTGCTGCGCTTGGCTTCATCGCCAGGCTCGTTAGGCATCCTGCCATGTGCAAGTGTGCGCCAGTCGAGCTAGTTCCGCTAGGGCTGCTGGTCTTGTTGCCGCCAACTTGACCGATGACGGTCTGGCCGCCGACAACCAGCGAATTCAGTTCAATAGTGGGTTTAGGGAATAGGTGGCAGTATTCCCAGGTGATGCCGTCTGCCGATGACTGGGTTACGCACCAGCCGAGAGCGTCAGTCCAGTAAATCTTCTTGACTCGGCCGTTAGTGATAGCGCGTACTGGCTTGCCCTCGATGCCGGCTTTGGCTCCCCAGTCCGAGCCGCGGTGTGGCTGGGTGCGGTATGGTGCCATGTTGCCGAGTTCATCGCCTCGGTTGCCTGGGAATGGGTCATAGTAGAAAACTGGGTTAGCCATTCTGTATTCCTGCCTGGATCACTGCGACTACTGAACCGCCGATGCTGCCGGCCATGCCCATGAATAGCCACATCTTCTTTTCGAGCCAGAGGACTCTCTGCTCGAGGTTTTTGTACGCTTTGAGTTCGGTTTTGATTTCTGCTACGTCTCTTACGAGCTGGATTAGCAGCTCTTGTTCGCTATTCGCCACTTGCTATAAACTCCCATTTCTTGGTTTTCTCGTTCCAGGCATAAAGGTTGCCGTCTGTTGGGTATGGAGTCGGTGCATTCCAGCGGCAAGTTTCGGAGTCGAGAGTCCACGACTTGAATGGCTGGGGTGGAATAAATGCGTCTAAATCAGCGTCGTATTTGAAACCAATGCCAGCAAAGTTTTTGCGAATTGTCGCGTTGTAACTGGTTTGCACCCAAGTGCCGCCAAGATTGGCAACTAGCCAAGCGTAGCCCTCGTCGCCGTTAGGGTCGTTGTTGTCGGTTACTACGACCTGAGTGACGATGTTGTTTTCGTCAATTTGTGCGAAGTGCGCCATTAGCCACCTACCTGTGCGCGAGTGTATCGAACGATTACGATGCCCGAGCCGCCATTCTGACCAATGTTCGAGTAGTTGAAGTTCTCGCCTCCACCACCCGAGCCTGTGTTGGCTGTACCTGGATTAGCGGCGTTGTTACCGGCACCATTACCGCCACCACCCGAGCCGCCAGCACCACCAGCGACAGAGGTGTGTGATGCACCACCACCACCAGCCGCAATGCGGCCGCCGACACCTGCGCCGACCACTGTAAGCATGGCCGAGTGTGCGTTAGTACCCATACCTCCAGCACCTCCGCTAGTTCCTGAACCGTTGCCACCGTTGGCACCTGATCCACCACCAGCACCACAGCCCCAGACTGCGCCGCCCGAGTTACCACCCGAGTTACCTTGTCCAGCGGTTCCTGCGCTGCCTGTTACGACGCTAGAGAGGTTAGTACCTGCTCCACCGCCCGAGCCGCCTGTAGTACCGTTGAATGGGCCTCCACCTGTGAATGCTCCACCACCTGAACCACCACCGACTGCGTTAGTTAGCCCGGTAAAAGTGGTGTTGTTGCCTGGTGCAGGTGCCGAGCTTGTGCCAGCACCTCCAGCACCTACGACGACAGTTTTGGATCCTGCGGTGATTGTTTGGCTGGTCGACCAGAGTAGACCTCCAGCACCGCCACCACCTTGTGCGCCACCACCAGTTGACGAACCCCCAGCACCGCCACCAGCGATCATAAGGACATCGGCAGTTAGCGAGCCGTTGGAGACGACCAGCGAACCGCTCGAAGTAAAGGTGCGGTAGTAATAGGTTGCATCGCTGGTCAGGGTGCCACCAGTTACAGCGAGACGCTGATTACGCGTAATGCCGTAGGCTTCGGCGTTTGCCCCTGCTGAGGTGGTTAAAAGTGGCATTATGCGAACCTAGTCTGGCTGCCCAATACTGTGTAGGTGTTTGCCGCCGTCTTGGTGATTACGAAAACATAAACGTCGATGCTGTTGGCGTTACCGCCGCTTGGTGCGGTGCCGCCTTGCCAGCGAATGGTCTGGCCTGTTCCGTCGATGTTAAGTGCGGTCATGTTGTATGGAGTCGCGCCGTTGGTGTTGCGAAATACGATTGTCTGGCTAACCCCAGTACCAAGAATCGAGTTCAGGGTCGTCGAGCTGTTACCGCGCACGTTTAGCGTGAAGTTCGCCGTTGCGTTGCCCGTGTAAAAAAGATCTGCTTGTGTGACCACGTCAAATTGAATGGTGCCGGTTGCGGCGGTTGCTGAAACTGTCGCTGGCTCTTGTGGCGAGGTCAATACAGGGCGATTGAGTGTTTGGCCAGTTGGCAGCGTGAGCAGGTTAGTCCATGCTGAGCCGTTCCAAAAGGCAAAGGTATCGTTATCGAGGGTGTACGTGACCATGCCCTCGGTCGGGGTCGATAGCGTCGAGGTTCGCTCCGATGCGTTAGCAAACGTGATGACGCTTTGGTTCATCAGATAGGCGTTCACCTCGCTGGCATTCAGCGCGAACCCATTTACGAAAGTTTTGTAAGCCATTTAACTAGCCCTCCATAGTTCTAGCGTAGTGAACCAGCGGTCAACATCTATGGAGTGTTTGACTCGTGTTACCTGGTACGTCTGGACAATGTTGATTGTGTCGGTTTGGTAGTCCACGCGCACAATTAGCCCTGGCGTGGCCAAAGCTGCATCGGTGAGCGTGTTTGTGCGGTCGATTGTTGGTGTTGTTACATCCTGCACTAGATTGCGTGGCCGTTCGGTGAACGCTAGATCTAGCCAAGTTTCAAGGTTAGCCGAGTCAGCGGCGTTGACGGTTGCGTCATACGCGAGGCGGCCGTAGAGCTGTATCGAGTCGGAGTTCTCTCGGGTCAGGCTGGTGCCGCTATCGGTGGTCATGGTGACTTTGACGCTGTTTACTAGGTCGTCTGGGTTTTGGTTGACGGTCAGGTCACTCATGCACCAGTGGTCTGCGTCGCCGTGGTTATTGCCGATTGAATAGGTAGCGGCGGCTAGCACTTGTGGGCGGTCTCGGTATTCGATACGCCCGGTTGCTGGGTCGAGCCACAGCAGACCGAGCTGCGCGTCAAGGATGTCCTTGATTAGTTGACCTTGGGTAATTTCGGTTTCGGAGCGGCCAGCCATGAGAATTGCGCCTGGATCGTTGGCTGGGTCGACGGTGTAGCCGGAGTTGCTTGCGATAAGGCCGAGCAGTTCGGTGACTGTGTCGGTGCTGCCAGTTGTGTTGTAGGTGATGCGCTGGTTCGCTAGACGCTTGTAAGCATCGAATGCTGATCCTTGAATGAGGTTTGGTGCGTCTGGCCGATACTTGACGGTCATGGCCTCGATAAACCCAGTAAAGAGTGTCTCGTTTACTGTTCCGTCGTCTAGGCGTACTCGTATGCCTGTGCCATTGCGAACGCCAGAGTTATTGTTTGGGTCAAGAGTCCAGGATTGCAGCTCGAACGATAGCGACGATGGTTGCGCCGTATATTCAATACCAGCGATTTGTGAGCCACCCAATGCTATGTCAAGTTTGGATACAGAGCATTCGATTGACTGCCATGAGAATTGATAATCGCCTGTGCCATCGCCCAGTACGTCGGTGCCGCCCAGTAGGGAATAGCCGAGAATAAAGTCGCCGGATTCGGCTAAAACGTCGGTGCCGCCGAGTTCAGATACGCCGAGAATGAAGAGGTTGTCGCCTTCGTTGGGTAGGTAAAGTTCGACTTTTAGATCGGTGGCAATGTCAAAGTTACTAATAGCCATACTGGACGCCTGTCGAGTTGCCGAATGACTTTATTTTGCTGAGAATGTCCGAGCCGGTTACGGTGCCTTGGTTTATGTTTACGGTCACATTGTTACCTGGTGCGATTACGCCGCTGCCGGCCGTTGGTGCTGGTGTGATTGCGCCGGTCTTTGTGTTTTTGTAACTTACGAGTCGGCCGCTGGCGTCGTATTGCGGGAGTAGCTGTTCGCCAACTTTTGATAGGTCGGTAGATCCTGGAATAGATAGGACTGCGCCTGCGGTTAGAGCCAATGCGCCGCCAACTAATGGGAGGCCGCCTTTGCCAGTAGTTGGTATTTTGCCTTTACCTGCAACGCCTGTGACCCCTCCAGCGGCCGCTGTCGTGTTAAATAGGGCTTGCGCTGCTGTCGCCAATGCAATGGCTGTCTTGGTGGCATTTACGGCAGTAGTAACCGCTTTCCACGCGACGACGACTGCGCCAAGTCCTTTGACTAGTGGCAGTAGCCAGTCTTTGTTTTCCATAATCCAGAACGCGACGTCCTTGAAACCGGTAAGCATTTCTTTAACAATGTCTACAACGTCTTGTATGAACTGCTTGCCGTGATCGGTGTTGAGCCACTTTACAAACTCGTCGAGAACCGGCAGTAGGACTGAGCCGATTTCTTCTTGGATTTCGCCGAATTGAACCTGCATTTTTTGGTATGGGTCAAGGTTGGCAGCTGCCTCGCTCGCCCCAGCAAACGCCTTGGCCATGTCGTCGATAGGCGTTTTTGAACCCTTAAGGCTTGGAATGAGTTTCAGCAGAGCCGTATCAGAACCCGCCAACGATTTGGCCATAGCCTGGGTAACTTGGTCTAGGCTCTTGCCGGTCGCCGCAGAGGCGTCCATAGCAATTTGCATTAGTCGATTAGTCTCACCGACGTCTTTAGTTGCAATAGCCAACTTTGCGTAGGCTGGGCGCAGTTCATCGTCTGCGACGGCGGCGTTTAGCGACAGTTGCTTGATTGATTCTTCAACGCTAGCGATTTGGTCGTCGGTCGCATTCATTGTGTTGCGTAGCGAGATTGCTAGCAGTTCTTGGCTTTTGCGATCTTCGATTGCGGCTTTTGTGGCGTCGGTCAGTTCACGAGCTAATACGGCGAACGAAAGACCGATACCGATAGACGCGAAAGCTTTACCGGCACTTGAGGCGAAACCAGAGATTTTTTTATTCAAACCTTGCAGTTCGCTCTGTGCGCCCTGGGAGGCAGAGGTGAGTTTCTTGAATTCGCCGAGAATTTCGACGTTTAGTATCAAGCTCATCGCTGCAACTCCTCTAGCAGTACGTAAACCTCTTCGGCGGTTAGTTGTCTGTATTCAGCCGGGCTAATGCCTAAACCGATACAGACTCTAGCCATTACTCGGAGGTTGTTTGGTCTTTTGGGTCTTCGGACTGTCCCTTGAGAAAGTCTCTCATTTGGGTCATGTCGTAGGCCATGTAGGTTTCGATTTTGGCTGCCTTGTCGTCACGCTTGGCGATGATCCAGGCGAGAGCGGCCATTTGGCGGCCGGGTTGTATTCCGTTTTCCATGATTTCGAGGAAGTCGCGGCCAGCAAGTGTACTTAGCTCTTCGATTTCAGCCATGGTTAGGGTTTCGATGATTCTCATTCGGTTGGTGTTCCCTTTGTATCTTGTTGTTTGATCAGGTTATCGAGGCTACGGAAGTAGTTTTGGTAGACCTCTTGCCTAGTGTATCCGAGTGCCTTCACAAAGAATGGCTGCGGTACTATGTTGCGTTTGAACCAACCCCAATGTATTGGGTTTGCGTATGGTACTGACGCTCGACCAGCGGAGACAGTCACCTTGTTGAGTCCCTTGCTTGCGCGTAGAGTCCCCACTAGGCGACCGCTCCGAACTGGTACGAGCGGTTTTGCGGCGGCTAGGACAAGTTCACCGGCAGCGTTGTTGGCTGCCTTGATTTCGTCACGTGGCACACCGACGGCCTCGAGGGACTTGATTGCCTGGCGAAGCCCGGCTACCTTGATGCCCTCGTTAGCCATTTGATTAGGCCGTTACGTCGATCTCTACGCCGTAGAAGATGTTCGAGGCTGGGTTGTGACCGGTTACCTTGACTGGCAGCTCGACGCTGAACTTAGCGACCTCGTTTGAGGTGAGCGACAGAGGTGGCAACTGGGTAAAACGAGCGGTTCCCTTGTAGTGTGGCTGGTCGGCCGAAGGTGATGCGTTGCCGTTAGGTGCAATGGTGAACGCAACCTCGCTGCCGAAGTTTGCCCAGAGAACGCGGTAGAGGCTGGTGTCGTCGCCCGAGGTGATGCCCTCGAGGGTCAGAGTCCATTCGCCGCCTACGCGCTGCTCGCAGAAGGTCTGAACGTCGCCAGGAGCGTCGCCCAAGGTCAGTTCGACCATGTTCGCGTCACAAGCGTAGTCAGTAGTGCCGATTTTGAAGACAATGTTTCTTGCCGTAATACGGGTCGAAGCTGCCATGAGCTACTCCTAGATTGTTATTTGTAGGTTTATTGAGATGTTGGCAGCCAAGTACTCGGCGTTGTTCGCTTGGAGTGCATACGGCTGGCCAACGGTTTTGAATAGGCAGTATGGCGGTAGAGCCTTGACTGCGTCTTCGATGAGCTGATCTAGTGCCTCGGTTGCTTTTTTGTTGACCGCGTTAGCGGCAATACATACAAGCTGGAGTTGTAGGTCGTACTCGGTTTGGATACTCGCCTGGATCATGTAGGGAGTATCGGCGGTCAAAATTACGATTGGCGGCACGATGCGCTCAGGCACGAAGTCTGAAACGGTTAGCCCGGCATCGGCTAGGTCTAACTTTAGTTCGGACTTGGCGAGAGTGATTTCGGCCGTCATACGCCGTACCCAACATAGGGCAAGAGCAACGGATAGACGGCACCCATAGGGTCGCGAGCGACTCGTACAGGGCTGCCTTCGTTGGTTGCGAATTGGGCGATACCTTGTGGCGTTGACCGACGGTGAAAGATTTCAGAGGCACAGATCAGGACAGCCTGAACATGTACCTGCTGAGGGACTTCCGCCTCACCTTGGTAGCGGTCTACTAGCGCGTGACCTGCGTTTAGGCACGACGTAATAAACTCGCCAGACTCATCGGTTCCGATGTATGCCTGGAGATCTGCTACTGAGATAGTCAACGCCACAAGGCACCTACTAAGCGGTTACGTCGAGCTTGACGATTGCGCCTGGGCGTGGAACGGTGACTGCTGCGTATCCGTACACCGAGACCGAGTCGGTCAGGGTGGTGATGTCGCCGTCAGTCAGACGAACTGGTGCGCCAGCCGACTCCATGGTCAGAAGACCCTGCGAGTTAGCCATGTAGACGACACCGGTGCCGATTGCTGGGTCAACGATGATTGGCATGCCGAAGATTGAGCCTGAGAGTCCAGGGATCTGCATGGTACCAATGTTGTTGGTTCCCGAGCCGTCTGCGAGCAGAACTGGGCGGCCGTCGCCAGCTGCAACCTTAGCCAACTTTACGTAACCGTCGGTGCCGGTGAGGATGAACTCAGGGCGTAGACCGGTCTGGGCGAAGATGTAGGCTGCACCGTTGGCGATACCCTCGGCGAGTGACGAGGCGGTGCCGCCGTCAGCGTCGAAGGTCTTGCCGGTGTAGTCAAGTGCGCCAAGAGCCGAAACAACAGCTGCGTTGGTTGCGCCAGCGTAGGCAAGTGCCAGACCCTGGAATACCTGGTCGAGAGTGTTGACCTGGCTGCGCTCGACGTACTGGCGAGTGAATGAGGTGTAGCCGCCGTAGGTCTTTACGGTTGCCGAAACGGTCTCGAAGGTCAGGTTACCGAACGAGAGTGCTTCGGCCTCTGGATCCTGTACACCCACTGCGAGAGTGTTTGAGGCGATACGTGCGTACTCGACGGTGAGACCGGTTGCTGGTAGTGCAGCGCGGCCGAATGCCGAGAGGCTCGGGCGGTTGTTGGCGATAAGGGTGTTGATGTAGCCGTACCAAGGTGCGACGATTGCGGCGTCACCTGAGTCGGATGCGGCACGAGCGAGAGCCTTGGCCTCTTCGTCGCCTGCTACTAGAGCCTTGGCAAACTCGCCCTGGCTGCGGAATGATGCACCAATGGCTGGCGCAACGGTTGGAGTCTGCGCGGTCTCTACCAGGCGGCGGAGTTCCGCTACCTCGTCGAGAGCTGCGCGAACGTCTAGCTCAATGTTGTCTGACACCGGGCTATCCTCGCTTTCTGTGGTTGACTCGTCGAGAGGTGCGGTCTGCTCCTCGCGTACGTTTTCAATTGACGCTCCAGCGAATGCTGGGAACGGTACGACCGAGACCTCTTTGAGATCTACGGAAGTTCTGGTTACGGTCTGGCCGTCGCGCTGGGACTCCAGCGGAATAAAGCCAACCGAAAACTTGTTGAGTACGCCGTCACGCATAAGAGTTAGAACCTCGTTGCCGCGTGGAGTGTCCGAGACTTTGGCGGTGATTACGTAGCCGCGCTCTTCGTCGCGGCCGTCGATAATCTTGCCAATTGGCTCCTCGTGTGCGTAGAAGAGCTTCACGTCTTCGATGCTACGGATAGCACCTGGCACGAACTCCTCGAAGTACTGGCCGCCGATGTTGGCCTGTTGGCCGTATGGGACAGCGATACCGGTTACGGTGCGCTCCTCGAAGTCGATTGACTCGGCTACTAGGTCCCGTGTTTCAATTTCAGGCATTTATGCCCTCCTTTGCTCGTACCTCTTCGGCGGTCAAGATGCCAGCCTCGATTGCGATCTTGTAGTAGTCGTAACGAGCGGCAACGTCGGCCTTGAAGAGATGCTCGAAGTCGAACTCCACGCGAGTGCCACGTGGCAGACAGTTGCTTAGTGCGTCGGTGATTGCGTCAGTGTACGCCATGAGCGTGTGACGGTAGAAGATTTGGTTTTCATCGGTCACATTGGTGTAAGTGTCCGAAGAGCCAGCGATTGTGGTCAGCAGCAGGCGTGGAGGGATACCAAAGAGACGTGCCACCATTTGCACCGCCTGGCTTTGGGTCTCTGTAAACAGAGCCTCACGTGGCGATAGAGCCACCTGCTGGTAATCGAAACCTTGACCTAGAACCGCAATTTGGCGGTTCTGCTGCTTGTTGTGCCACGCGTTGGTGATAGCGGCCGCGTCTGCCTCGTTCATCGGCTGGTTAGTCTTTAGGACACCGGTCGGCACACCTGCTGAACTGAACCAGTTGGCGGCATAGTCACGCAAGTCGATAGCCGAAGCGATGTCTTTTTGGCATGAGACGATCGGTGAGACACCTAGCAACTGTCCAGGGCGGCTAAAGAGCTTTAGGTGTTCAATCTGGTCGGCACCGTATTGCTTGCCGAGGTAATAGAAGACCTTGGTCAGACCGGTCGGTGTGTCCAACTGCACCGAGACGGCTGACGCAGGTAGCAGCGTCAGGTTGTTAACCTGTCCGCGGCTGTCGTATGACTTGAACCAGTAGGCGTTGCCCTCGAGCGCGAGAGATACAACAGTCATAAATAAAAAGTCTCGGCGTGACTCCTGAACGCTTGGCTTGTTGACCAGGAGCGGATTATCGATGCGCTGCTCGATGCCGGTAGCGTAACGGTAGGTCTTCAACTCCATTTTGCTAATCGGGGTGCCAATGATCTGCACAGCACGATAGACGGCCGACAGCGTCAGAGCCGAGTCTGGGGTCACCGAGGTCGCGGAACGGCTAGGGATAGTCGGCTGGACTGCCCTTTGCTCGGTGCGCTGACCGGTGATACGTTGCCACAAAGTAGCCATGTATTTAGTCTAGTGAACCAAACAACCTAGAATACTTGAACGCTCGGCGTGTTGCTTCGGGTCGAAACATAGAGAGCCATGACTGTTGCCATGATTGCGTCGATGTCGCCGCTGGACTCTTTGCGGCTAATGAGCCAAGTTTCGCCGGTGTATTTGCTTACGGCGTGACGCAGCTGCGCTTGCACGAGTGGGTCGTTGTTGTGGCGTACTTGACCGCCAGCAAACATGGCGTAAGTCGCGGAACAGGCGGCCGAGACTTCTTTAGTCCAGAGTTGCCAGACTGGTACGCCTTGCGCCTTGAGTCGTTTAGCCAGGCTCGGAAGTTGTCGGTCATCGAGAGCAATAGCGCGGCAAGCGTGTTTCTTGTACAGCTCGAGCAGATCGTTGAGCAACCGCTGCTCGCTCGGTGCCACATACGAGCGCACAAGTTCGGTCTCGACAAGTTCGCCGTTGTTGTTGGCGGCCGCGATTACGCCATGCTCCCAGTTTTTGCTGATGTCGACCGACAGCACCGAGCCGCGGATTGTTGTAATGCCTTTACCGGCGCACTTGGCAAAGAGTTCGGCAGGTATAGCCGCCTGGCTTGTGCCTTGAACAAACTGGTTGAGCGTGTAACGGCGCACCTCATGCTCGGGCTGAGTAGCAATGTCCGACAGGACTCGGTCAATCGGAACTCGGCCACACTCGACCGCCGGGTTAGCGGCCTTGATAGCGTCAGGGTCATTCAGGGCGCAGCCTTTAGGTGCTTCCCAAATGAACGCACCAAACCGCTCGAGTTCCGGGTCGCCGTTTATTGCTCGGTCTGCCGACTTGTATAGATCCAGAAGCGTCTCGGAGTATTCATCGCCAGCGGTCGTAATCATAAGCACGATAGCGTCATCCTGCGCCGAGGTGCCTTTGACGGCCGCAGTCCAGATACCTTTTTTGGCTAGGTGACCTTCATCAAGAATTACACGCTTGAACGGTTTACCTTGGAGCGCAGCTTCTTTAGCCGGGCTAACTTTGTAAGTGCCGGTGCCGTCGAGTTTGTTGATACCTCGCGTCTCGGTTGTGCGCTTGAACCTTTTAGTGAGCCAAGGGTTAGCGTCGATAACATGCTTTACGCGGTTGTAGATAATCGTTGCCTGATCATACGAGGATGCGATGCTGGCCACGTCGCCACGCTGAAACACGAGCGAGTCCAGAGCCATGCCACCGCCCAGCACCGACTTACCATTCTGACGGCCGAGCGAGACCAGCACTTGGCGGTAACGCAATTCGCCTGGATACTTGGCATGGTCATTGGGGTAACGCTCAAGGATTGCTCGGAGTAGCCACCGCTGCCACTCATCCAGCCCGATAGGTTCATCGGTCTCAGGCGTAACCCAAGCCAAGCCCATAAGTTTTATGAGCCGGTCGCCGTCAGTAGGGAAGTCGTCACTAAGCGGCCGCGTGTAACGTGCCGGGAACTGCATCAGCGTTTCAGCAGCTCCGCAAGTGGGTCAACCTCGACGTTCTGGCCTTTCAACTGACGTTGGAGTTCCAAAACAGTCTTGCGGAGTTCCGCGGCGGTCGAGGTGTGAGGCGCAGCATCAAACTCACGTGCCAGGACAAGGGCGAGCTGAGCAAGCACAGTCGTTTCGAAGTCAAGTTGCAACTGATCTACCCAAGACCTAATTGAAGCTTCAAGCATTACAGGCTAACCTCCGAATAATTCAAACTGTTTGTAAAAAAAGAGCG